TTCTGTAGTATACCTGCGGGGATCAGGCTCCTACGCCAATAAGATAATTGGCGGCGAGACGAGTGTAGCCCAGCATAGAAAGTCTGGTCTTTACGCTACTGATAACTCTAAGATATCCATTCAAGGACCTACGGTAATTGCTCAGTTCGGTGTTGATGCTCTTGTGAACAATAACTCAGAGCTTGAGATTTGTCCTCCTAGAGACTCAGAGGGGTCTTTGCTTGCCTCCTCGTTTAACTTGTCTGCACCAGCCAACCACACCATGGTGGAGATGCATTCAACCAGAGCCTGTATAGTAGTAGACAATGGCTCAGTAGTGAATGCTGAAGACTTAGGATCCTACCATGACCTTTGGGGTGTAGGAACTTATGGTTCAAGTATAGATCTTACAAGACTTGATTACTTGACAAATGCTGATTCTGGCACTGCTCAGTATGTAACTAACGTAAGTGCCGGATCTTTGCAACTTTATCCTAATGCATTTGTTACGACTCCTGGGGTTCCTTTCACTGCTCCTAATGCAGCACCAGCAACAGGGAAGGCCGGATTTACTACTGGAGCTTTTAATGCTCAAAGATATTATTATATGTATAATATCGATGAGAATGGGGGAGATTATGATATTTCTAGTGTCACCACTGGAGGAATGTCAGTTCGTGCTGTTAATAAGAGTAAAGTAAATGTTACTAATGTTCACTTCCCCACGGGATGGCCCCAAGCCTCTTCAGTGATTTACGACTTTAGTGGTATCGATGGTTTGGGAGCTGCTTGTACCAGACCTCACATCTGGAACATTGCTGATGACTCGGTGTTAGATGCAAACTACCTTTCAGTAAGTGGAAGTCACCCTCAGGATGCTGGGTATGTTGGTCCTTCGGGCACTTGGTTCCAGGCATCTGACGCTCCAATCGGTACACCCGATACAAGTAGCTTGTCAGTTTTAGACTACTACGGGCCTGAAGCTGGTGGGAACATCTTTGGACAATCAACTCATAAGAATTACGGAGCCTTTAGATTATACTTCTCTGTAGATCCTCTGGCTAATTCGCTTGTAGTTCCTGTTGATGTGGTTAGTGGTTATGCTTCTCAGGTATTCGCTCAAGGATACAACTTCTCAGGATCGTTATCCGCGCCGGGTACTGTCAGTGCATTCCAAACTAAAGCTATATTCTCGCCCTCTTACTACACAATAAGTGACGCTGGATTCCATTACGCATCTTCAATGGTCTATAATCCTAATACGGTAAAAGCTTTCTTGGATGATTCCGCTGCAAATACGTTTGCTAATGCTAAACACAATACGGTAGGGAAATCAGGATTAGCTAATACGGTTAGAATATATGATCCTTTTGATACGGGATTCGGGGGAGATTCTATAGCTGATAAGCCCTCAGGAAGAGGTGTCGCTTCCGTGAATAAATTTGATCTCAGGAAACTTAACTAATGGCAATTACTAAATACTACGAGTCTGGTAACAGATACACGGACCCAGTTAGATACTTTAAGGCTAATGATCCTTATTACTATGAAGTTGATAACATTCCCATCAAGCAATTAGAAGAGAATTCTAACTTTCTTAAGGATCAAGTAGATGGTCTGATTGAAGCTGGGACTGGGGATAGAGGTAGGATTAGTATAACTGAACTTCAGCCCTACGTTGACGCAACAGACTCTAAAGTTAAAGTTAAGCCCGGAAGATTTTCAGCGAGAATCAACGACGCAGTTACTTTACCTAAGCTTCAGTTTATCTCTCAGGTACTTGGAATAGGTGATGGTTCTCCTAATACTTATAGGTGCGAGACAAATACCGGACCCAACGTAGGTCCCATACTAGCACAGTGGCAGATTAAGTTGGCCGCAAACGCAACCAGCATGAATGGGTTGTTTGAAAGGTCCTTTGTCTATCCTATGACCACCACTGACACTCCCGCTGATGGAGTGGCATCTACTCCAGGGTTCGGCCCAACGTCGATACACCCTGGATTTCAAGGTCAGATTTGGGCGAATAGAACAGACCGAGATTACTTTTACTACTCTATTTTTGGTAAAACCGTTGATTTCAACGGGATCCCCCAACCCTTTGACTCTACTCAAGGGTTTCAAAAGAACGGAAGAGTAGAATCAGCGTTTATTAAAAGGTGGAGAGGCGTAGCTAGAACAGCAATTGTAGATGTTCCCTCAGAGCTAGAAATAGAAATACCTGCATTTGATTCAACGGAGTTTTTCTATGTTGATAGTGCGGGGGCTAATCAGACTCTTGACGCAACACAGAGAATTGATTTAGTCTTTATCTACTCAAAGCCTATAGACCAACCTTCAACCAAAGTCCCGTCTTTTGCAGGAGGCTCCGCTAGAACTTTAACTACTCCTGCCTTAGGGATAGTGAAGGGTGCGGGAGTGGGTTTAGATACTCGAACCTCCACTAATTTTAGTACCTCTCAAAACGTAGTAAGCCTTCAAACCCTTGAAGGTATTACTCTAATGCTACCTAACCCATCGGACGAGCTTCAAGAAGGCACTGGATTTCAGACCTCTGCTGGTATAATACGAGGTTCTTTCCCGTCCCCTGATGACCTAATGAACCTTGCTCCGTTACTTGCCGAGAACTTAGCAGGCGGCGACTCTAGTGGGGTTCAGGACTCGGTAGCGTTGCTTGGGCAGTCGATATTGCCGGTAGCCTACGTAGTGGTTAAGAATACTGCAACTCTGAATACTAATGGTGCTGCGATCCTAACTGTAGATGATTTAATCGATATTAGACCTTTCTTTAGAACTACTGAATTAGCCTACAATGAAAGGTCCGGTATTGCTGCGGCAACCCCCCAAATATCTTTAGCAAACCCAGTAGTGACTGAGGCTTATGCGGAAGAGCTTAAGTATAACCTGACGAACGAAATTTCTACTAGAATAGCGCAGAGCCAGCAAGGACAAGGTTCAAGAGTTGTAGGGGCGGGAACAATTAAGGGTGGAATGTTTTACGGTGTAGAAGGTGCTTTAGGTACTTACTTAAAAGACACAGCTAACGTTACAAGTTACAATGCAGCTAAGGCATTAGTAGAAGCCCGATACGGGTATGCTACTAATTCGATTCCTGATCTTCCTGATTGGGATGTGTCGAGGTGGTGTCAGGCAGGCAACTTCACAGATAAGGGGACTTTCCCTAATGATAGAGTAAATTACTGTCAGTGGGGTTTGAACTCTAACCAATCAAATACTGCGGCTGTTAAGTATGGACCCTTCGCGGACAAACCAGACCCTACTGCTTTAGATGTTGCGTTTACTTCAGGTAGAAGAGTGGACAGGATTGCGGGACAAGAAACTTTTCACTCGGAAGGTCTTAATACATTAAATGGTGAGGCTGGTGAGAGAGGGATAACTTCCTTCTACTTTGTGGAGAAAACAATTAGACTTGATAGGTCCCAGACTCCTTGGATGACGGATTACTTTGTTAACGTCCAACTTCAAAATTGTGCTCCTTTGTCTAGTCGGGCGGCATCGAACAGAACCTCCAACACATACTACAGTTCTAACGGGGTAGCCTCAGTTTGGGTGGATAGGAGAGACGATGAATTTACTATCTTTGTGTCTTGGGCAGGAAACGACTATACCTCATTTGATACAGGAAATCGCTCCCAAATATGGTCTAGAATGCCAGCAAATAACAGATCAGATGGGGATCGCTACTCTGGGTTTAGTGTCTTAAATAGTGACATTATGGCTGCTTCAAATCCTAACGGAGCCGCAACAGGAACAGGAACCGAGTCAGTAGCTACAGGAACCGCTATTTACCCTACGGTTAGCTTCCAGATAGTTGGCGTTCCCGATAGCATTGAGAGTGCATCTAGGACTTCCTTAAACTCACAGAACCCAGTTCTTAGTCTTCTGTAATGGCTGGGGTTCGCTTTGGTTGCGGTGAGTTTGTTCCGGGGGGAGAGAACGTAAGTGTTCCTAATCTCCCGGTCCCAACTCCCGGCACGACCTTGGAGCCTAAAGATCCTAATTTTAAGATACCTCCCATAGTTCCTCCTGATCCTCCTTCTAAATGGGTTAAATGTGTGAAGGTTACATCACCTGGAGACCCTCACTGGCAAGCCCCCCCTGCTGGGTTTGAGTGGGTAGATGGGTTTCGTGTATGCCTTCCTTGTGATGGCATAGGAACTAATCCTAGCGTAAATGAGGTAGGATGCACCTACCTTTCCATAGAAGAGTGTGAGGCCGACTGCAAACCGGAGAAGAGGAAAAAAGAGAAAGATCCTGATAGCAGTGTTCCTTCAGGTCCTACAACAGGTGGTCCCTCCTTATCTACACCTAATTCCGCAGGACCCGCAGGACCCATTACAGGATACCGGGAATGGTGGTTCTGTAATACGTCTACAGGCAATTGCACTTCCCTTACCTTAGCCGCAACTAAACCACAACCTAATGGATCTTATAATACGAGTGGGGACTGTGAAAGGTCTTGTGTTAGCCAAGCAGGAAATAATGCTAGTATTATCTCTAGAGCACCTACCCCTAATGAGCCTACGTCTTACGGTAGCCCTAAAATTCCTAGTGTCGTTACTCCCGAGCCTCCTAATGGTTCCAATATTACGATAGTAAACATTCAGCAACAGGCAAATATTCAAAGCCCTCCTAATCCTAATTTAGGGAAGCAAGGATCTCAGCTTTACAACCCTAAGTATAATTTCTTTGCCCCTGTAACAACTAATCGTAGCCCTAGTAATAAGTCTATTTTTGTTACTCAGAGTGTGTTTAACAAAATAGTACCTGCTTCGGTAGCAAACCTAGTTAACAATCAAGGGTCCAACGTTGTATGGAATGAGTCCTTCCTTAGCTTAAGCTTAGATGATGTTAAAGCAAGTATAAACCCAGAATTACTTAAAGCGTTTAGAACTATTCATTTTCCTGGAGGTCAGATTGTAGGAGAAACGCCTTTCTTGGAGATGCTTAGAAAGCATCTCATTACTGGAACGATGTCGGAGTTCGATGAGTCCTTTTACCTTGATCTTGCTAGATCCCAAAAAGGGGACCAGAAAATAATATATACAGGACTTCAAAATAAAGAAGCGGGAGAAAGAGCAGGGTTAGGTGTTATTGCGTCGGAATCTGTCTTAGCTGATTCCGAAGGTCAAGTAAATTTAAGGAAGCGTCAGATGCGTAGGCAGCGCAGACTGAATACCGATGTTAGAGCCAAGTGTACTATTTGTAGATCTGGGTATGGGGTAGAGAAAAATCAGGATTTGTTCCTTTCGGATAGCGGTATTTGTGTAACGCTTTCGGGGACGCAAAATAGTATTTCCGTTCCCACGGGTGATGGTGATGGTTATTACATGTATATAAACCAGCTTAATGGTTTAGATTGTAAGCCTTTGGTAACCACTAATGAGTCTGACAGTACCTATTATGTGTCTGATAGCACTAGGTATAATGCACTTACGTTATTCCGTCAGTCTACAGAAGTTACCTTAACAGCCTCATCGTCGGCATCACATAATGAATTAACCGAGGGTGATACAGGTGTTTCTGCCTTGAAGCCACTATTCATGACCGTAAACCTGGAGTCGATAGGGTTGGTAAATAATGCAAATCCATTAGTCTCCACTTACGCCGCTAACTACGAAACCTTGGAAGATCAAGCCTCCATTGATGAGTATACTAAAAATAATGGTATGGCAATTACTAGGGTTAACATTGACTATAGAGACCCCCTTTATCGATATATCTTAGACTCCTCAAGTGTTAGCTTAAGGCAAAATGATATTAATTTTAAAGGTGTCAGTACAGGAAAAGACTATCCTGGGGGCGTGCTAATAGCTAAGAATATTCCTTTTGGGTTGATAGTAACTCCCGTAGCAGGATCTAAGTTTAATCCTTTTAATGGATTCTCTACGATAAACCAATACGAACCCGTCATAGAAAGATCCTTGGAGTTTAGGCCAAGTATTAAAGGTTCTAATCCTAACCCAGAACTAAAGCAAGAGAATTTATACAATAGCACCGGGGGAGAGTTAAAGGTTGGACTGGTTGAGCCTAATGATACTCAAAACGTATTATATAAATATGAAGCTACTTCGCCCCTTTATACTGAGACCTTTTATAGAGATGGCTCATATCAAACCAGTAGCTCTCCCGTATCATCTACAGGAACCTCCTTTATGGTAAAAGATGTTATAGACTACCTCTATAATACTTACAAACCTAATGAGGTTCTGTGGTTTGATATCCTGAGAAGAATGCCTCTTAACAGGGTAGGTGAATTATTCTACGACTTCGACAGAGAACTTCTTAATAGTTTAGAGAGAGGCTTTAGGCATAATATGAAAATAAATTATCTTCTTAGGACTGATAAGGATCTAACTTACCAAATTTTAGAAGATGACGAAAAGGTCATAATTAAGAAAGGTGACAGGTAATGGGAGCAATTGTTGTACAGGGAGAACTCAGCCAAGGTCATGACGCTTTTCCTCCGGTCCCTGCAATTCCTGGATCCCCTAAGGTAACCATCGAGGGAAAGAAAGTTATACTGGAAGGAGATTCTTATGCCCCCCATCACCACGGAGGGGACCATCCACACCTTCATACTCCTATAGCGTCTGTAGGAAGTCCTACAGTTTTTGTTAATGGCATAGGGGTTGTAAGGGATGGGGATCCCTTAAACTGTGGAGATGCCGCAGACACTCAGTCTAACTTTTCCGTATTCGCTAATGGTGGGGGAAATGCTGCGTCAATTATAGAGGGATTCGAAGGAAACGAAGGAGAGACTTTAGGCTACTCCGTTATCGGTATTACTGATTCTTACCCTACTCTTTCTGTTAGGGCTAGATACACGACTCGCAGTGAATGGTCTTCCACGGGGGGAATGAACGGACAGGGAGGGTTTATCATAATCAGAACTTTCCAAGAATGGTGCCCTACAACTCCTGTAAACCCTAATGGATTCCAAATAACCTTGAAGGAAGAAACGACTGGGACCAATTATACTAGCCTTCGTGGGGTCGGAGCAACCTCTATCCCTGTTACTGCTCCCGCCACTATACGAGGCCCCTTAGACTCTAGAGTATCTTATACGTTGGAGAATTTCAACTACCCCCCTCAACCAGACCCTACTAATCCTGAGCCAAGATACAATATTACGGATTATTACAGTATAAATTCTTCCACTGGAGAGATGACTTTTACCAGAAGTGCAGGAGTGACAATAACTCACACTGTCCCAGGAGTCATTAAGATATCCTACGGCACGGGAGAAATACTCTTTAAGAAGATAAATGTGAATGTGAGCGTAGGGGCTGGTATTGGTGCATGTTAATATTTTTATCATTTATATCCCGATGGAATAAATACATATAGATACCCGGAGTTTTAATAGGATTTTTATTATGAAGTACTTAGATGTTAGTGACGATTACGTCAAATCTGTTTTAGCCGCTAACGATTTAGTTAGCAAAATTGATGAGTCTGCCGAAGTTGAGCAGGAAGTCGTTGAGGAATCAGCGGAAGCCGAGCATGCATGCCCTCTCTGTGAGTCGGAGCTTGATGCTCCTGTGTCGGAGGAGAGCATGAACGAATGTGTTCAGTTTATCCTTGACGCTCTTAACGAAGCTCAAGAGTTAGAAGGCGAAACTTTAGAGGAGTCTGAAGAAGACGATGAGGACGAAGAGCTAGAGGTTCAGTAGTCTTTATGTCTTATGATATGAAAAAGCTATTAGCCCTCTCAGAGGGTATTCTAGCTGAGACTACCGATGTAAAAGAAGTGGCCCTGTCCAGACAACAGGATAATCCTTCTTCTCCTGCAAGGCCAGTAATTGATGTTAAGGATGTAGAAGTCCCTGACACTTATGTGCAGTCAATTCTTTCGCTTGCAAAAGTATTACCTCTAAACGAGCAACAAGATAAAGCACCTCTACAAGAGGATTCTTTATCAGAGGCTCAAAGACTTGAGGAGAAGATGCAGAGTTTAGTAGAAAGACTCCTTGAGTTAATCAGAGAGGCTAAAGGTGTTATGACTGAAATGAATAGTACTGGTAATTTTTCGTTTGGCGAAGGCAAAAAGTTAATGTTTAAGCGTCAGAATGGTGCCTATCCTCCTAAAGCTGCTAAACCTTTTAAGGTAAAAAAGAATGGATCTACTAAAATTAATAAATGAAACCCGAGCCACTAAGGCTCAGGGTTCAGCTAAAGGTAGAGAGAAGATGCAATCTTCCTCTAAAAAGTCTCACAGTAAGGCTTCTAAGGCCCGAGTGAAAGTTTATAAATCTATTACTGATGCCTTAAAGAAAGGTTTCCTTGGTCAGATTTTTTCTACTACTGGGTCCGATAGATTATATGTGGTTACCAAGCAGAAGTGGGGCAAGGATGACGAGCAAGAAGTTGGTGGTAGAACAGCAAAGGGTTTCTCTCCTGGATCGATCCCTTCTAAGTTTTCTGATGTAAAGAAATATTCTGTGCGAACTATGCTTCGTCATGGCAAGCAGAAAAGTGAAAAATTCAAAGGCGAGAAATACTGGTCTCGCAAACAAAAAGATTAATTATGCTATTAGTAGAATACACCGTACTGGATAAGCTCCAGGTTATCAATGAAGGGACTAAAGGCAACAAGCGTCTAAAAGTGGTTGGCAAGTTCCAAAAGTGTGATGAGCAGAATAATAATGGTAGGGTGTATCCCCGTAAAATCCTAGAGAGCCAAGTAAAGGCTATTCAGGAGAAGATAGGGGAGCGTTCATTAGTAGGTGCGCTAGATCATCCTGCTAACGATGCAATTCATCTTTCACAAGCCTCCCACTTAGTCACTAAGCTTTGGGTAGAGAAGAACGGTGATGTTATGGGTGAGGCTGAAATCCTATCCACCCCTAATGGTAAGATCGTTGAAGCCCTTCTTCAAGATGATGTAAAGATCGGCATTTCGAGTCGTGGTTTGGGTAGTGTGTCTGAAGGCACCACGGGTAAGGTTGTCAATGAAGACTTCAAACTTATTACCTTTGACCTTGTGTCTGACCCTTCAACCAAGGGTGCGTTCCCTTCGATGACTGAGTCCATGCGAGAGAACAGCCAACGTGCTCAAGAAATTGTCTCGAAGCATAAGAAGGATAGAGTTCTCATAACAATGCTTGAAAGTAAGATTAAAGAAGCATTGCGTGAAGCAAAGCCTACAAAGTATCCCAAAATATTAAAGGCTGGTGAGGGGTATGGTAAGGGGCTTGGAGGTGGACCGTTGGCTCCTGCGGAGAAATCACCAGTTTTTGGGACTTCCAAGAAAGCTAAACTTAGACAAAAGAAAAAAGCCGCCAAGAAAGCCACAGATACGGACAATAAGGGGAACACAAAACCGAGAAGGGGTAAAGGGAAATTTAAAGATGATGATGCCGCTCGGCAGCACATTGAAGGCTTTGAACCCCTTACGGATGCTACTAAGGTTAATAATTCGTCAACGATAAAAGTTACAGATGACCCAGCCCCGAAAAGGGATAAACCCCCGTTTATACCAATCGCTGGAAGTATTCATGGTAGGGGCCAAAAGCCCATCACCCCAGCAGAGCAAAGGAATGCTGAGAAGCGAGCGCGAAACGCTGCGAGCATACCGGACTCCACAGAAATTGTTAAAACTGATCGAATGATTAGCTTCAAGGAAAGTATTTCTAAGGCAGTCAATACCTATCTTAGTGAGCTTAACCGATCCGAGAGACATGAAGTTGAGCAAGGCAGCAAAACCATGGATGATATCTCTTTAGGTAGAGATAGAAGGCATACCATCGGGAAGAGACATTCTCCTAAGAGAAAAAATCTAAAGATCCACAAAGGAACTCCAGTGGGAACGCAATCTGGAGAAGTTCCTAAGAGTAAGAGGGTTAACGATAAATAATTACAAGTAAAGTTGTTACAACTTACTACATAACTACATAGAGGTTCTATATATGTCAAATACGTCAGAAGTTATCAAAGATGTCGCCAGTTATTTACCTGAGGGTTTAGATGAGTCTACCCTTGAAAAGGTAGCCGGTCTCATTTCGGTAACTATAAAACAAAAGGTCCAAGAAGAGGTTCAAGACCTGTCCAACAAGGTAACCTCATTTATTCGCGGTAACGTGGAGAAGTTAAAGGAGCAAGCCCTTAAAGAGCTTGAGTTGGAAAACGAGACATTTAGAAATGCTCAGATGTTTGAGAGTGTCCGATCCATGTTTGCTGTTGAGCTTAACGGCCAAGACGAACTAAATGGTCTAGATGCCCTAGCTTCTATTGGTGAAGCACAAGAAGAGAAGAACGACGCTCTCCTTCGCCAATTAGATAAGCTACTCAAAGAAAACATTAATCTTAAGAGATCGGTTAAGCTCTCTTCGGACAAAAACATTAAGTTAGAAGAATCTTTAGGTGAGGTCAAGAAAGTTGCCCTTAAGCTTAAGGAAAACTCTAACGCAGAAAGGAAACTTTCTGATCAGGCACTCGTCATTAGTGAAGATAACTTCAAAGTGAAGGAAGCTAGTGAAAAGTTAGTAGAGAACCACGCTGTCCAAAATGAATGGATAAATCAAGGCGTGATAGACAAACTCAATAATAATTTGAGAGGATAATAGTATGACTTCTATAGACAGAAATGAATTACTTAAGCGTTGGGAACCACTCCTTGATGGTATAACGGATGAACACATCGCTTATCAAACTGCTCGGTTGTTTGAAAACCAAGCAAAAGCTTTTAAGAGTAGTACTCTTAACGAAGAGGCATTAAGTACAAACGCGACTACCACTGGTAAGATCGGCACCTTCCAAAAGTTTGCATTCCCGATGATTCGTCGAATGTACCCGGAACTTATGTTCAACAAGATCGGTGCTACGCAAGCCATGGATGGCCCTGTGTCGCAGATCTTCTACATGGGCAACTCCAGAGCGCATGATGGCGTTGAGCAAACGATGTACTCGAAGTTCAACATTACTCCGCGTAACTTGACCTCGACTCCAATCGGCTCATGGAGCCTTTCTGCCCCTCAGACCCAAACTGAAACGTGGGCTGGTGATGGTGATTACACAAGTGGCCTTAATGCCGCTGCTCGTGACACGGCGGCTGGCACAGGCGACCGAGTAAACTTTGCTGTCGCTTCTAGCTTTGACCTTTCCAACGTCCTTTCGGATGTTAATGGTTCACCTTCGACTACGATGGGTGGTCAACTTGCTTCTTACCCAAGTAGCACCTCGATCCTCGGCTACGCCGTTTCGGCTGGCGAGCGACTTCGTGGCAACCTCATTCCTGAGGTTAACATGCACATCCAGAAGCAGACCGTGCAAGCTCGTGAGCGTAAGATGAGAGCCGTTTGGACGCTCGAAGCTGCTCAAGACCTCAAGGCATACCATAACCTTGACATGGAAGCTGAACTGACGGATCTTCTCTCCAAGGAAATGAACCTTGAGATTGACCGTGAACTGATCGAAGACGTTCGCATGATCGCTTACGGTCCTGCTGCGAATGGTGGTGGTTGGGATATCGAAAGTCTTTACCAAGGTGGTGCGGATAACTTCACTGGCAACGGTGGTACGACTGCTCAAAACACCTCCAACGGCGGCACTTTTGTTGCTGGTTCTTACGAGTATGACTTCAACAGTGCTCTGACTACTGAAGACTCTACCGGCATCAGCCGTAAGTATTCCAACATCTTCGTGATGGACCTTAAGAGGTTCACGGATAACACTGCGACTACTTTTGCTCCACAGCACTTGGGTCAAGTCTATTCGAACGTCCTTGCTCTGATCAACCACGCAAGCCAAGATATCTACAAGACTACTCTTCGTGGTCCGGGTAACGTCTTGATTACTTCGCCTGTGATTGCTACGATGCTTGAGTCGGCTGCGAAGCTTGAGGGTGGTCTTGCTAGAGAAGACGGTCCTACGAACACGGCAGGAAGCCAAATCTCTTACAAGGGTAAGTTTGCTGGCAAGTATGATCTGGTTGTTGACCCAATGTTCCCTGACGATGAAATCATTGTTGGTTACAAGGGTTCAAGCCCGATGGATGCTGGCTTCTTCTACTGCCCTTACATCCCGCTTCAGCCGCTGGATACGGTCGTGGATCCTGAGACCTTCCAACCGAGAAAGGGTATCCTGACTCGTTACGGTAAGGTTGCGGTTCAGCCTGCTTCGAGGTTCTACCGAGTTATCCGATTGATCGGAACTGGTGCTGACTTCATCACGCCGGAACTCTACCGTAACACTGGCAACCAAGGCGAAGCCTTCGGTGGTAGCTACGCAGTAGGTGGCGATCTCTAAGAGTTAACTCTTAGTTAAAAGATAAGAAAGGGTTCAGATTATATCTGAACCCTTTTTTTATAGGAAGGGTAAATAATTATATGGCAGATCAACTAGGAATACCTACCTTTACCAGTTATGGATCTTCGTATGGGAAGTATGGAGGCAATAAATTAAGTGATCAGATTGATCCTGAGCCTAAGACAAAGTCCTTAAATAACAGGGATGCGACTGATACTGGGGAATGGAAACCATTTGAACGCACGGTTAAAGACTTTGTCTTTGCTAGGCTTGGGTATCCTGTTGTAGATGTAGAATTAGAAGATTTTCAAATAGAGATCTGTATTGAGGAAGCGATATCAAAGTTAGAGTATCATTCTCCTGATTGGATGACTCAGTATGCTAGCTTCCAAACGTCTGCTAATATTAATGTCTATGAGCTTCCTGCGGAAATAGCCAACAACTTAAATGACGTTTGGTATCAAAGAGACTTTTTTAGGTTTGGAGCAAGCCCTGGATCCTTAGAATATGATTTCTCCATCATGTTCTTTACTAATTCGGGGATGTTCAATAACTACAATGTGAGTCAGTATTTGTTAATGCAGCAATACTTAAAGCAAGTAAAAAATGTCTTAGGTAAGGCATCCTCTTGGCAGTTAATAAACAATAAATATTTGCATATTTGGCCTGTCCCTGAGAGTAATGAAGAGGGGGTCCTTTTGGAGTTCCGAGCCTTAGACGCAGAGACCGTTCATCCAGCCTATAAGAACTGGCTTCAGCGATATTCCTTAGCCGTATCTAAGGAGATCCTAGGAAGGATCAGAGGTAAGTATCAAACCCTCCCAGGCCCCTCAGGAGGCTCTAGGCTCGACGGTGAAGCCCTATTATCCGAATCACGGGATGAGAAGCAGATGCTACTTGAAGAGCTTAAAACAGAGCTAGAGCAGCCTCCTTTATTCGATATTTTCTAACCACCCTTTGCTATGAGGTATAAAGTAACCACACCCCCTACTAACTTTCCTGAGGAAAGAGAATCTAGGCTTTCCTTATACAAAAAGGTTAAAGACAAGAATCTATTCAATCTAATTGATGCTGAGAACATTAAGCTCGCAGGGTCCAGGATATCTGTATACAAATATATTCCTTCAGAGGATGTTGATGAAGTATACATGGAATCTCGTCAGAAGGCTATTGCAGGAGAACCTGTTAAGTTGTGGGCACACTACGACCCTCGACCGATAGAGGAAAACTTATCTCAGTTTGGTGTAGAAATTCAAATAGATCAAGTTTTTATATTTAATAAATCATACACTGAAAACATTCTGGGTCGCACCATAAGTATCGGAGATGTCCTTGAGCCTGAGTTTCAGGATATTAAATTTGAAGTTTTCGAAGTCCAAGAAGACAGTTTCGAGGCTTATGGAGTTTATCACTTATTAGTTCATGCTAAGGTCCTTAGAGACACCAAGGAAATTCATAACGAAAGCTACTTCGATAGGACAGAGGATATCGGAGGTAAAATTTAGTGAGCACTACTAGACTCAAGAATCAAATACATGAGTTAACCACTAATAAAATTAAGCCTTCCATAGCTAATGTTTACAAGGAAAGTCTAAGGGAGCTACTTTCCATTTTTGGAAGTCTTCATTACTTTGATGGTAATAACAATAAAGTAAGAGTTAAAGCTACTTATGGAAGTCCTGAAAGGATTGCTAGTCGTGCGAAAGCTGATAATACGCTAGTGCTGCCTTTGATTTCTGTTGTAGAGTCTGGGACTGATAACTCAGACAAAAGATTACGCTATAGACCTGTACTCATAAATGAAACTTTCTGGGACTCTAAGAATCTTAGAGCTACTAGAGTCTTAAGCTTCCCCCCCAGACCTATAAACTTGTCTTACGAAATAAATATTTGGAGTAAGTATAAAGCCGACATGGACATGCTACGTTCTAGCATATTCGGAAAGTTTAATCCTGAAGTAAATGTAAGGACACGTTATTCCGATTTCAATAAATGTTTTATTGAATCAGAGCAAGATCTTGGATCAGTAGTAGCCCAAGATGGTCAGGATAGGGTATTACAGAAATCTATCAATGTAACTTTGGAGACCTATATTCCAAGCCCCAAATTTACCGTTACAAACACTGGGGAAATTGTGGCGTTCCATCATGAGGTCGTAATTAATAACGAAGATAACTCAAGGCTTGAAGTCAGAGAGACGGGCACCGACAATTTAACAAAAATTATCAAGGATTAGACGTAAATAAGGTAGGAGCTATTTATATGAGAATCGTAAGAAACACAAGTTTACAAGGATTTTATATTTCCTTTACTACTCCAGAAGGGAATAAAGATATTTTCTTAGCCCCAAAGTCTTCAATAGAGACTCCTGATAGTTGGAGTAGCTCAATCGCTGAGAACTTAGTTAGGAGGAGAATGGCTACAATAAAGTATATGGAAGATAAAGCTCCCATAGTATCTCCTGTGCCTACCCCCCCTGTGAGAAACAAAAAGCGAAATAAATAAGAGTATATAACCATGGCATTACCCACTAGTCCTTCCGTTGTAGTCATTGAAAATGACGTTTCAGTATACACCCCCAACGTTAATTCCAGCGTTGTAGGTATTGTCGGTTTCGCAGACAAGGGTCCAGTAGACAAGCCTACTTTAGTCACTAGTCAGCAAAATCTCTTAAGACTATTTGGTAAGCCAGATACTGTAATGCCGGGTCAAGGTCTTGAAGGTGCCTTAGAGATTCTCGAAGCTACCAACCAACTCTACTACGTTAGAGCGGCTGATGCAGGAACAAAAGCAAATGCTTCCGCTTCTATACCTCTTGGAGCCTGTCCTTCGGTTCAGTTATCGTCTACTTGGGATGCGGGTCAATCGTCCTCCATTAATTACAGCATATATGATAATGGTGGAACCTTTAAAATAAGCGGAACCGTAGTTCTTCCGGTGACTTCAACTGTTTACCCAACAAAGCAAGCGGTTCTCTACAATGCTTTTGATCCTGCTATCGTGGGGGATCAGCCTTTATTCGCTTACGTAGATACTGGGGGTAATCAATTCTTAGCATCTAAGTATGCTGGTTCTGGTGCTTCCTTAGTAGTAAGTGCTGTTGGAAGTATGGCGGCTGCGGGGGCTCTTTTCTCTGTTGTAGATGTTAGCGGCAATATTACACAAGGAGCCGGGGCACCTGCCATTGTGAGTGGTGCTGGTGTTACGGCACCGGGATACTCCTCTGATAACTTAAGCTTACTATCCGAGTCGATTTACCCTGGGACTGGGTATAACCTCAGTGGTCTTAGGGATGGAAGCACTCAAGGAGTTTCTGTTGCAATAGCAAGTCGATCAATAGAGGATACTCTTTCAGTTAATAGTGAGGGTTCCCAAGTTGAACAATTCCAAGTTGTCCTTTCTCCTTCTGCTCAAAACTCGGTAGAGTTCCTGTTGGTTAATAATGAGTTGAACAACAAGTCGAATTACGTATACGCTGATGTAATATCAACGGGTGGGGTAGCTTACACGGGAATCCCTGACCAGTTTGGGGAGAAAGTAACATCAGCTACCTTTATGACCTCCGTTTTGGCAACCCCAAGATTTGTGAAGCCCCTTGAAGGAACCTACAGTTTAGCTGGAGGCAATAGTGGTCACACCACGGGTAATACTACGGCACTAATAGGTACTGCTACGGCCAAGACCGGATTGTATGCCCTTGACGATGACTTCCTAAATATTTCCATCGCAACCATTCCTGGCATTAGTGATCAAGATGTTCAAAATGCCTTGATCACCCTTGGAGAATCTTCAAAGAACTTCTTATCACTTCTTTCACCCCCTTACGCTGTTGGTAATACCCAAGCTGCGGTGGACTGGCTGAACGGTAAAGGCACTAGAACTGCTGCCGTAAACTCGTCTTATGCCGCTGCTTACTGGCCTTGGGTTCAGGTGTTCAACTCCTTTGCAGGAGCAGAAGAATGGTATGACCCTGCGATCTTCGCTGCTAGACAGTGCGTCTTCACAGACAATATCTCAGAGCCTTGGTTCGCGCCTGCTGGCTTCAGAAGGGGTCGCTTAACCAAACCTTCGGACACTGAGGTTGCTCTTAACCAAGGTGATAAGGATACGCTATACTCGAATGCTGTAAACCCAATTACTAAAGAACCTCAAACGGGTATTACTATCTTCGGCCAAAAGACTACTCAAAGACTTCCCACCGCTCTTGATAGAATCAATGTTAGAAGGCTGATGATCTTCATCAGGAAAACACTACTTCAGCTAGGTAAGCCTTTCCAATTCGAACCTAACGATGTATTCTCCTGGGAGAAGGTTGAGGAAGCTATTAATCCTTTCTTAAGCGATCTTAGGGCGAGAAGAGCAATTGTTGATGGCGCAGTTCAGTGTGACTCTTCAACGAACACTCCTCTTAGAGTGGATAGAAATGAGTTATGGTGTTCCGTAACGATTAAGCCTACCAAGGCTGCTGAAACGATTGTCTTCGAAGTAAACCTTACGAGCCAGTCAGCAACAATTAAAGGATAATAATCATGTCACTATATAAAGCAACTAGGAACTATGACCCAGGCACCACCCTACCTGAAGTATCTACTCTTCTAGATTCCGTAAGAACGTATCAATTTGAGTGTAGGTTTGACGGAGTTCCTGGTAATGCGGACAACCTTACTACTGCCGCGAAACAAGTTTCTCCAATTGCAGGAGCATCAGATGAGATCGTAGTGGATAGAGTCAACGACAAGCTATACTACCCTGGCAAATTTACGCCAGAAGCGGTAACTATAACTTTCGATAACCAACTACTTACACAAACTACTCCCCTCCTTTGGGCATGGTTCTCACAAACATATGACTCGGTCACTGGGGATGTGTCGGTGTTATCCCCTCCTGGGGGTTCTTCAATTGCGCCCAACCTAAAAGCCAACAGGCTTCGTATAATGGAACTTGACAACACTAACGAACCCTTTGCCTCCATTGAACTATATGGTGTTTACCCTCAAGGTATTAGCTTTTCTGAGAAGAATTACTCCACTAACGAGTTCTCCACAGTAGAAGTAACTTTCCGTTACGACTTCATGGGCTACAAAAGACCACCAAGCCAAACGTAATCTTTAAACCCCCAATTTACCCCTTTTTTAACTACTTACCCCTAGGTACAAGGACATGTCTTTATGCCAACTAAACATCCAGATTTTGATGGCCCTACAAATGATGGGGCTACGTTCATCGTGAAAGACGAGAGAGCGGCATTACGAATGCGTCGAGAAGAAACCCGCGAAGCAGAGGCTAAATATAGAGCCATCGTTGCTCGTGAGAAGGCTTCGGCTAAACTAGAATTAGCAAAGATTAGGCTTTCGCAAAGTGCAAGCGAAAAAGCTCGTACGAATCTAGCAGTCACTACCCCTGCCATATTGGTACTTTTAATTGGGGGATTTATAATTGCATTAAGCACGGGAACTATTCCTGATGAGAGCATAAGTGTTGCGTCAGCACTACTCACATTATTAGTCACAGGATTAATGAGTAACCTCAGAAGTATAATTTCAGAGGGCAACGCTACAGAAGATGCCAACGGCAACGGTCATTCAACTCCTCCAAAGACTGGCACACCCAAACCCAAGCCCTAAGTAACCCCTTGGTATAGCCCTTACCCTAAATATACGGTAAGGGCTACATGCCTATAATAAGAGTATGGATTACTTCAAGGTATTTTTAGAGGCATATAGTGAGCACCACGGTCGCCATCTTAAGCTATTGGAGCAGGAGGGTGCAGATCCTAGGGTTGGAGTAGCATCTCAAGTAATAGCCGGTAAGGTTCAAGGTATCCCACCTCAAACGCAAAAGTTTGAAGTTCCTAATAAG